TGTCCATGGGCCTGGCCCCGGCCCGCGCCGAGGACGCGGAGTCGGAGCTGAGCCAGAAGGACATCCTGGTCAGCGGCACCGGCCGCGCGTCGGTCATCGACTGGGCCCTGAAGGACGAGTACTCTGCGTCCGACGTGACCCGGTACCGGGACGACCTGATCATTCGCCAGGCCCTCCAGGGTCAGACGCTCCAGCTGTCGGGTCTGTCGGGCTACATCAACGACGACTGGTCCCCCGCCGCCGACCTTCAGTCCAAGGTTGTCCGTGACGACGCTCGCCGTCGCACGATGCTCGACAACCGGATGGAGTGGCTGATCATGACGGCGATCGAGACTGGCAAGATCGCCTACAACGACGGCAAGATCAAGTTCACCGTGGACTTCGGTCGCCCGGCGAACCAGCACGAGCAGATGCCGACCAGTGGTCTGTGGAACGGAGTTGACCACGACCCCATTGGTGACATCATCACGCTCAACCAGTGGATGTACGACACCTACGGCTTCCGGTTCACCAGGGCGATCACCAGCCGCCGTGTGCTGATGACCCTGTGGAAGGCTAGCCGGTTCGTCACCATGGCTGGTGTCACGGCTGGTGTGCCGAGCACGCCGATCGACCCGAACTACCTCCTGCCGGGCTGGGGTCCGCAGAAGGCTCAGGCGATCGTCGAAGAGGTGACGGGCGTCAAGTTCATCGAGTACGACTCGATTTACCGCACCCGTCCGGTCGGCTCGCAGACGATGCAGAACAACCGCTTCACGTCGGACAACAAGATCTTCTTTGTTCCGACCGAGGCGGACCTCGGCATCACCGCGCCACAGCCCTCGGGTGCCACCCTGGGTGTCGTGGACCAGACGCAGATCGGGTTCGCCAAGACCCTCACCTCGCCGCACCCGGAAGGCCAGTGGCAGCCTGGGTACTACGAGTGGGAGGTCGAGACGAAGGACCCGTGGCAGACTGTTCGCGGTTCTGGCATCAAGGCCTTCCCGGTGTTCCCGTTCATGGATCACACGTACACCTGGACCGTCCTGTGATCTGAGGACAGCCCGGTCGAGCCTCTGTCGGGGAGGGATCGACCGGGCTGTCCGATTGACCACAGGAAGGTCATCCGAGAGAGGAAACCAATGGCTGACACCAGTAAGACTCCGGAGCGGGTGCCTTCCCGTCAGGAGGTCTACCTGCAGCGGCTGGCTGACGACCATGCTCGCCAGTCGGGCGCTCTGCCTGCCGAGGAGGTCAACAGCGCTCCCTACGCTGTCGAGGACCAGGACACCAGCGCTTTCGTTGGCGTTTCGCCTGAGTACAAGACGTACTCGGGCGTTTTCAAGCAGCCGCTGGTTGCCGAAGAGGGTCCGACCGCCGAGGCGGAAGCTGAGGCCGAGGAGCGTCAGCAGCGTCTCCAGCAGGAGAACGAGGCTACTCGGGAGGCTAAGGCCGGTGGTGCTGCCGCCGCCGTAACCCCCGAGGATGAGGAGGCCACCTCGACGAAGAACACCGACGAGGAGAATGCGAACACTGACGCTCCGCAGCTGCCTCCGGTTCCCACCAGCAGCCGCAGGCGTGGCACGCACGCCAAGAGCGACGACGACACCAGCGACGACGAGAACTGAGTAGGAGCCCAGGGTGGCATACGCGACCTCCGACTCGGCGCTACTTGGTGGGATTCCGGCAACAGACCCGGACACTCTCTCCAAGTACTTCGACGACGCCGCGGACGAGATCGATGCCACCCTGGGCTTTGTGTACGAGACGCCGATTACTAACTCGGCTGACGGTGGCAGCCTGCCGCGCCCCGTCCAACTGATCCTCGCTCGGATCAACAGGTTCCTCGCCTCTGGCCGTTACATCATGGCGGTAGCGGCCGGAGGCGAGGACAATACAGTCAACGCCTACGGCTGGAGCCTCATCAAAGAGGCGCAGGCCGCGCTGGCTTCCCTAGCCTCGGGTGCAACTGAACTTGACGCAGTTCGTCTCCCGAATCCTGGCGACCAGCGAAAGAATCCGGCAATCGCCAATGCCGAGGATGGCTCCAACGTAGATGCCTTCTACGACTCTTTCACAGGATTCTGGCCCAGCCAGAAGAAGGGCATGATCTTCGACCCGAACTTCCCCAAGAACGTCGGGGAGCGCGAGGCGGAGTGGATCCGTGGCTGGTGACACCTGGAAAGAGATGCTTCCTGGTCCGTATGTTGACATCGAGCTGCTCGGTGACGCACGCCAGGTAGACAACATGCTGCGCGGTCTTTACACAGCTTTCGAGGACGAGAACATCGGCTACGATTTTCTTCAAGACTACGTGGACCCGATCCTCCGACAAACTACAGAAGCCCGGTTCGCGTCCGAAGGGGACGCCACAACGGGGCCGTGGGCACCGCTAGCCGAAGCCACCGTCCACATCAGAGAGAGCATGGGCTACGGCGGCTCGCACCCGATCAACGTCAGAACTGGTGCGATGAAGAAGCACCTTGTTGACGACCCGCCTCGTATCGCAGTTCATAGCCTCGGTGCGACCATGTGGTCGCCAGGAACTGTTGGTGACAGTAAGATGCAAGCTAAGGTGAAGGGTGCCCAGGGTATTCCGACGCCTGTTGCAAGAAGTGGTCCTGATGATCAGCGTCATCTGCGTCATGGAACTCTTTCTGCACCGCCCCGTCCAGTTCTCGGCGTTGGCGAGCAAGATCTTCAGCGTGTCATGGTTGCTATGAGTATGTACCTCGGCAAGCATGTCGCAGCGGGTGGAGCTGAGGTGAACTTCATCTCATGATTACCAACGACGGTGATCCGTTCTTTCCGTACAACGCTGTTGACCTCATGGCAACACGACTGGACCTCATCGACCCCGATGTCATAGTGTTACAGCGAAAGCTGTACACGACTGATCCAGTTCAGTGCATCGGCGTGGCTGCGTCCACTTGGTCGCCTGATCCAGCGTCTTACGAGATGCAGGGCAGTGCACCGGCCGAGCCGACGATCCAGCGTTACGACATTCTTGTTCAGGCGCTGGTGAAGGACACTGAAGAAGTCCGCGGTATCCGCGTTGCTTCAAAGTTGTCTAAGATGGTCCGGGGTATTATCCTCACGGACATTCCGCTCCGGGACTCCTTGCGAACCCTAACGTCATCCCTCTATGGTGTGACCGAACGGACCTTGCGATGGAGTATTCCTGCTCAGCAGTATCTCAGCAACGAGGTCTCAGGGCAGTTCATCTACCTCAGCACGATCAGGGTCCTACTTGAAACGGAGAACACCAGTGGCTCGTAGTGTCAGCACCGAGGACGTGCAGGCGTCGAAGAACGAGGTGGAGAAGCTCCGCGCGGAGCTGGCCGCGGCCGAGGCCGAGCGCCACGCCGCGCTGTATGACGGCGAGAACGTCGTCCAGAAGGCTCGCCTCGATGCGGAAGCCGAGCAGCTGAAGCTCGAGATCGCTCGCACCAAGGCGGCGACCGAGCACCAGAAGAAGGCGGCTGCCAAGAGTGCTCCCCTGAGTGCCGCCAAGGAGGCCATGCAGGCCGCCGTCGCCGGTCAGAAGGCGGAAGCCAAGGCCCAGGGCGCACAGGCCAAGGCCGACGAGAAGAATGCGGCCAGCGAAGCCGACGACGATACCGAAGCCTGAGGCCCAGGCCGAGGACAACCGACACACGAAGGAGCAGTAACCAATGGGGTTCTCGTCCCAGGCGGGCCAGGCAATCTTCCGGTCGCAGACCGTCCCTGGCACCTACAACGCTGACACCGGGACCGCCGGTGTCGCCATGAAGCTGCGGGATGGTGCTCTGGCTCCGTCGCGCACTCTGATGATCCCCGACCCCGAGATCGGCGGTGGGCGGGACATCGCTGACGCTTACCTCGGTGGCGTCTCGTGGGCGGGTGACTACAACTTCTATGCGCGCCTGGAGTCGCTGACTACGCTTCTCAAGGGTGCGATGGGCGACGTAGTTACCACGACTGACGTGCCTGCGGTGGGCGCAAACCAGCACGTCTTCACGCCGAGCGACGCAGCCCAGCTGCCGTTCTTCTCCCTAGAGGAGGCGATCGGTTCTGGCCTCGAGACGTACCACTACACCGATGTCGTGATGAACACCCTGCACTTCGAGGCTGATGCTTCGGG